GCCGTGAAAATGGAGGCCGTCCCATGGTTCATGATGGTGAGCAGCCACTTGATGTGCGGCCATCTTGTCCGGTATGCGGTGAGACTGGCCACATCGGTGCCGGTTTCGCTGATCACGCCGGAACTATTGACCTCAAACGTAAAAATACCGACTGTGTCCAGCCGGTCGCCGTAATTCAGAAGCGCCTGATACATGCGAGCGTTGCCCATGAAGCTCCACACCATGCACCGCTTTCCCATTAAATAATCCCTCATGGCCGATCCTGTCCTTTCAGCATCTCCCGATACTCAAAATACACCCGCGCCGACTTGCGCTCCTGAAGCTGGACTTGATGTTTGCTGTCATGGGCGGCTGAGTATTGAAAGAAACCCTGCTTCGGCGTGGGGCTGCCGTTTTTCAGGCACTCCCGTGTGGAAGAGAGCAGCGCCAGCTCGTCGCCCGCGTTTGCCGCCGCTAGAAAGCACATCTTATGCGATCCCGCGCCCTGGGAGAGGGCGACGCTTCCGGCCTCCATGTCCTGAATGGGATAGATATAGCAGTCCAGTCCCGAGGAGGTTTCGCCAAGGTTGAAGATGATAAGGGTGTCGCCGGTGCGCACCACGCCGTTGTGGTATCGCGGCGGGTTCGGCGAACTCCGCAGCATCGTACTGGTGTGGGGCGTGTAGCCGGTAAGTCGGTCACCCTCCTGCGCCTGTAGGTCGGTAAACCAGATGGTGCCGGTGCAATCCGCGATTACTGGGCGCACGGTGATGCTGACCACCCGCATTTCTTCTTTTGTTTTAAGCGTTTCCGTAAATCGAATGAAGTTTGCCACCATGGCCGTCACCTACCCATCAAGTGTCCATTGAATTTCGCTCACATGACCGACCCAGCCGGTGGCGATGGAACCGGCCTGCAGCAGAAGGTCGGTAAAATACACCGCTCCCGTGCAGTCGGTGATACAGAGCCGGATGGTGATGGAACGCAGGACGCCGTAACCCTTGGGCGAAGCGTCCCGCGCGATCTGTTGAAAATATGCCATATCGTCACCCTCCTTCAGAACAGGTCAATGAAGCGCGTTTCGGTGCTGCCGTCCTCGTATTCGAACACCACCTCAATGCCCACCTGACCGTTCGCGCCCTTCTGCAGATCCTCTGAACCGATCTGCGCGGATATGGTGTAGCTGCGCCGCGATGACGGGTAAACCGTTTGCGCCATGCTTTTCGTCATGCCGGAAACGCCCACCGCCTTAAAGGAAGCCGTGCCGGTCACGCCGTTTTCGGTGTCGACCTCAAAGCCGGAATTCTGCCAGTAAGCAAACCCATCGTCGGCGCGGGAGTTACACAGGTGGTTGAAGGGCACCATATCCCGGATTTCCTGCCGCACAAGGTCGGACTGCGCCAGTTGGTCGGCAACCGTTTCAATGGAAGAATCGCCAAGCTCCCGCAGCTTGCTGGACAGCTCCAGCACGGTTTTCCACGGCTCCTGCAGGTTGTACTGCCTGCGCACGATGCGCGTCCGGATGGTTAAATTCAAGTCCCGGTCGTCCACCGTGACGATATCGCCAAGCTCCCAAGCCTCATGCTCATAGCCGGTGAGGGTGGATAAGTCCATGGCCGACAATATATAGGAAACGCGGGGTTTTGCATACTCAGCCAGCCGCATCCTTGTGAACTCCAGCATCTGATACGGGTTGCTGAAATTGGACAAATCAAGGGTGGAAACCCGCACCTCGCCGGAGTAGGTGTAGTCCTCCACATACTCCTTGCCATCGTTAATGGACGCGAAGGTCATGCCGTCCTTGCCATAGGCATACAGCCGCGTTACCAGTGAGCGGGTATCGACCACCCGCTTGATGCTGTTGAGGTTTTTCCGGTACGCAAACAGCGTGCCGCTCTCCTTGCCGCTGAAGGTCAGCAGGTGCACCAGCCGGTTGGCACTGTCGAATAAGAGATCGCCGCCATGGATATTCTGCACCGCCCGCAGGATGGCCAGCGCGTTCTTTTCTTGACATTGCCATGTCCGCAGAGTGGAGACGTTCACCGTACCCAGCGACCAGCCGGTGCCGTCAAGGGCGTACCGCATCGGCACGTCCGGCGCATCGGCGTTGAACTCAGTGGGCTGCTTCTCCGCGCTGAAGGCCAGATCATAGAAGGCGGCCTCGGCGTACACCGTGGTCAGGGTGGCTCCATCCGTGCCCTTCTCATCGGAGAGGGTGCGGATGCGGTAGATATCGTTTACAATCTGCACTGACTTTTCGTTGTCCAGCGCCGCCCGCTTGCCGTCGCCCCAGGGCAGCTTGAACTCCAGCACCTCCGCGCCGTTGACCTCGCCGGTGACGATGATGTCAAAGGCGTTTTCCAGCACGGCTTCCCATGCGCCGTTTGCGTCCAGCACCACAGGCCGGGCAAAGCCCAGCTTCTCATAGGGCGCTTTCGGGATGTCATGGAGCTGGATCTCCAGCAGCTTGGGCGTCCTCGCCGTATCGGTGGTGGTCAGCGTGACCCGAAACCGGATGTACTGCCGGTTGGGGGACTGCAGCTCGCCGCCGCTGCCTAGATTTTGCCATGCCGACCATTCCCCCAAATCGTCGGAAGTAGCCGTTTCCACCTCCGCGATGGAGGTAATGCCCGCGACATATTCGCTGGTCACCGCCACCCGCCCGCTGCCGGACAGGGCGCAGGGCGCGGATTTGGTATATAAAATGCCGCTTGCGGGATATACGCCGCCTGTGGCCTTGAGCATGACCGCGCCGGGTTCCGTTAAAGCGTCCACGCTGGCAGCGCTGTCCGCGCCGTTGGCCAGCAGGGCATTTTTGAAATGATCCCGCAGGTCTTCTATGGTCAGCAGCGAATCGGTCTCCAGAAACCAGTCGTCGAAGCCGCCCGCAAAGTAATAGGTATCCGCCAGCATGCCCATGACAATGTTGGCGGTACATTGCTGGTTGAGGTCGCCGGTGAAGGTGCGCTTGGGAGCTATCCAAACCGCACCGTTGCTCCGGTCGCAGAGGATAAACTGCGAGGTCTTGGCGATCACCTCAATCACAGCCGCAATAAAGTACCAGCCGCCGTTGACCATGGAGAAACTCGGCGTTTCGGTCTGGTCAAGGATCAATGATCCCGCCGAGTTGTACAGCATCATACGCGGCCTGCCCTGATACAGCGACACATAAAGAATCGGCTGACCGGGGCCTTGCCGGGTGTTAAAGATCGGGATGAAGGTCTGCCCGACCGAATATGTGGTGGGGTTGATCCAGCCGCCCACCGCGATTTTCTCTCCCAGAGCACTAAAAAAGCTGCCGTCGTTGGCAGCGATGAGATGCGTCCTTTCGCTGGTCGGATTATTGATGTTTTGCCGGAAATACCGGCCAAACCGGCTTAACGGGAGGGAGGCGGTGGTGCCCAACCAGCCTGATATGGTAAAATGCCGCCCACGACCGGAGGAATCCATGAGCTGGGTATTGCCGTCCGGCGCGCTCTCGTTAAATCGCCATAACGCGGACGTTTGCTCTGTTACGGGAAATTCGCCGGTGAAATCCTCCTGCGAGGTTAAAACTGATTTTATCGCCATCTCAATCACCTCCAGCGGCTCTTGGCCTGTATTCTAAGCTCCGTGAACGCCGCGTCCACGGCGGTTATTTCAATATTATTCACGCCCTTGCGCAGAACGGGGAAATTCAACTCCTGCAAACACGGCAAACCGTTGCGCAGGGTATTTCCGGCATTATCCATCACCTTTGCGGTTACGAGACCCGTGTCAATCATCAGCGTTTCGCCCTCCGCGACGGGGCCGACAACTCGCAACTCCTCTCCGTTGGTCACAAGGGATATATAACTCGAAGAGGACGAGGTGATCACACCCTTTAAGAGATACACCGGCTCGGAATCGGCGTTACCGATCTGCCGTTCCATCGAATGGCTGCCTTCCGTTGAAAGCGTGAACGCCTCGTCCTCCAGCGCGTAGGCATAGGGGTCGGGGCAGACAAAGCGCAGGTCAAACGCGCCCGCAGACCGGAGCAGCCGCTCGCAGTCCACCGCCTCGGACAGCCGCGCCATGAAGAAACGGTCGGGCACATCGTCCAGCACCAGCTGCTTTAAGCCGTTCACCGGATTGAGCCATTCGGCCA